AAAAAACAACGAAACAAAAAACGCCGTAAGTGTTTCATCCTATTGGAGTTAAAACAAATTTCGGACAATTTCTACTGCGCTGTCGTATTAATTCCATCTGTTTGTAATCCATTAGCCCATTTCCATTAAATTCACATACCACCGTCCGAACCGTTCGGTCGCCATCCGTTTGATGTCCTCCGCCGTAAGCCAACATCCCCACTGTCGTGTCGAAGACAATAAATCAGACGCATATCTTGCACCATGCGAGTTCTCCATAAAAACATATCTACGACCGGATCGGCTTTTCCATGCTGCAATGAGCGAAACCGCATGCGCTCCATTTTTCCAATTCGATGGGACTGCCAAGCCTTCGGCATTCTGGGCAGACGATGTCGGATAGACCCCACTGCCGATAGTGATTCCAAACCCCGCCGCACATGCACCGTAGCAGAATTCAAAGTCCGGTTTCGGCAAATGGACAATGATCGACTGCGTTTTGAGAGCGTTTTTGTCGTGCGCTCCGCCTTTCCGATAACCACGAATGTAACCGCCGCCGTCATATTTACCGAAATCTGCCGTCCAAAAATTGCCGACCGTGCTTGACCATTTTGCCATCGGGTTGAGGTTGCAGCCCGAACCATGCCGTGCTGTTCCGTTGCCTCTCGCTATCGAATAGGCAACGGACAGCGCAATTTCACGAGGCGTTCTGCCCGACCGTTTGGCGACGGTCAGCATCGAAGCCTTCCCCGCATTTTTGTGAGCATGACCGCAACAGTCCCCGATGCGCTGCGTATAGTTGTAGCCGTTCACCCAATTCAGATTGAGCGATTGATAGACATTCCAAGGCAAGAACAATTCTCTGCCTTCGCCATCGAGCAACTCGGCACAATGGTTGATGTACTTTTCCCATGCACCATCCCACTGGAAAGACTTGACGTTATTGTCAAAATCCTCCCAATGAGCCGTGAACGGGACTGTCAGCGACATCAATTCGTCGTGGCAATGCTGATCGGCTTCGGTCGTTTCGGTAAGACCGTTCGACAGCAGATATTCAAGTTCATTTTTATTCATGGCAATTTTCCCTCCAAAATATCCAAAGCGTCCCGCATGAATTCCATGTCCGGTTCACCCAATTCGTTCATCACCGCATCACGCACTCTCGACGGCAAATGACTCCGTAGCGCATCGAGAACATGGGCAGTCGTTCGCATGCTCTCCATATCCTCTCGTACCAATTCAATGGCTTGCCTCGTGAGCCTTGCCTCCGCCTCCGTCATGACGAGAGCCGATGGCTTGACCGTATCGAGAGTCAAAAGCCCTTGATACCAAGCGATGAACAGGATTTGCAATACAACAATTGCCGCCCAGTAAACGTATGTTTTTTTGATAGTGATGGTCATGGTCTGTGTTGAAAAAGTCTGATTTTTAGTCTCTGTACAGTATTCGGAGAAGGAAGCAATGAAACATCAGGAGTCTGGTGATCGATGGTGGACTCTTCTCCATTTTCCTGACCGCACTCTTCTGGTTCTTGATTCTGTACGTCTGTTTCCTCGAAACACTCCGTCGGTTCGTCGGGGAGTGCTGCTATGATTTCCAATGGCACACTGGTAGTTGTCTTGCCGTTGGCTTTCGGCTCTTTAAGCCATGCCATTGCGCCCCAGATAAGAGCGGACATCACCATGAAGGCAACGACTCGCCAAAACCATGTCCAAGACTGCTTGTCAATACGCAGGTCAAAGGCATCTGTGGTGTTCTGCGGTCTGTTGCCGGTCGTCTGCGGTCGCCTGATGACTGCCTCCAAGCGAGCCAATTTTTCACGGAGTTCGTCCGCAAGTTCGGCGAGGGCTTGGTCGGTTTGCTCTTTGCTTTCAAGCAAAGAGTCGATGGTGACAGGGTCTTTCATTTCCGTTTTTCTGGTCATGCGATTTCGTAGGGGTTAGAGTGATATTGAGCGCAGAGCTCCTGTGCCTCTGCATCAGTGATGATTCCAGCAACTTCGAGGCGATTCCTGAACCGGAATATCCGTCGTCGTTGTTCCTTTTTGAGGTTTGCCGGAATGGTTCCAGTGCCGTCTATGGTCGGCGCAGGCGGAGCAACTCGGTCGATGAATGCGTTGAGTGCCTTCATGAGTTCTTGCACTGCCTCACTGCCGAACACCGCCCGAATCTTGCCGATGAGGACAAGAGCCGCCGGTAAGTGCCGCAGAATTGCCGGAGTACATCGGGCAAATGCCCACAACAGCGATAAAACAAGGAATAATGTTTTCATAGGAATAAAATAGGGTTAAGGTTTTTCCAATAATGGATGGTTTTTTATCAAGGTCGGTTCATCTTTGCAAAAAGATGCTTGGGATTTTTTCGTTCATGGGGGCGAGTTAACAATGTTAGATTTGTTTTTGATGTCCGAACGATCAGACAATTCGTCGATACACTGAACATAACGTTCATTTTTGGAAAGCCACGCTTTGATTTTTTCCTTCACCGATTCGCTCACATCGTTTCTGGCAAGCAACGATTTATAGAAGTCAATTTTTTCAAAGCATGCTTTCCGAAGCGGTGGAATTAGGGCGTTTTTGACCCAGAGGCAGACGTAACCTTCCACAAGATCGTCTGTCAGCACAGGAAATTTCTTTTTCCAATAGCGAATGGATTCCAAAATTTCACAGGTCTTGTCTGCGATATATCCTTCGGTTCCATTGGTGTCTAAATCCCGTGTATGATGATTTTCATGAGCCGCATTTTGTAACGACTGCCTCGCCACAATGTTAATGAGCATGATTTCCACACTCGTTCCATGCTGATTGGGGGGCAGGAGCGACAAGCGGTCAGTGCCTTTGCGGATGGATTTTCGTGTTGCCGAATCAATCCGCTCGTTTTTGCCCCCCACCTCAAATGCGACATCGTCACTGTTGGTATGAATGCGCAAGCCAGTCCGGGACAGAAAAATATCCGTCACTTTATGCCGCAATCCCAGCATCAGTGCGGAGCCAAAACCTGCACCGAACCATAGTGCCGGGATCATCAATTTTTCTAAATACCATTCCATTGCTTCGGTCTCCTTATGCGTTTCCTAGTTGATAGGTGTAAATCAATCGCAACACGTCGTCTGTGTCCCGATGTATCGGTGTCGGCAAATTCACTGCGCTAAACACCACGCCGCAATCGTAATAAAGTCGTTCTGATGCGGTATGGATTCTGAAAAATCCTTGATGAATACCGGACGCTGTTTTGACGACATCGAGCGGGGCGACTGTCCCATTCGATGTCGTCGTTCTGGCAATATAAAAACCCGCCAAAATGCTGTCGTCATAAGTTCCGTTATTGAATTTCCCGCCGCTTGCCTTCAACTTGATGCCGGGCGTAAAGACCGTCCCCGAATAAGGAACAAGCGTCCCGTTCGTTCCGACAAAACACGAATAGGGCAACCAATACGTCGACGTTTCCACATCGTAATAGCCGTTGATTCGGTTGACAGGAGTCACGTATCCAATCACGTAAGGAATCCTTCCCATTTCCACCCAAGTTGCCGTACCCGATGCCGGGTCATTGGCATCAATTTCTGCCTTGACCAAACGGCAACCATTCTCGTTGTAATCGAGTGAGAGAAAGATTTCGATTTTTCCGGTATCCGGTCGCATGACCATGACGGGCAATGCTCTGCGACCTGTGTTCAGCGAATCCGGCATGATGTTCGGTGTTGCCAGTACACGAGTGACCGCCGTAGCCCAATCGATGCTTGTCGATAATTTGATGTCATGCACCGAAGCCGTCGGAGTCCCTTCGTTATCGACGATGTTGGCAATTCTCGTACCGTTATTGACGTGGACGAGATAACCATGTTCCAAATTGGTCGTTCCCGTGTTGCTCACAAGCCCCTGCGTCTTGAAATCATAGGTGTAATAACCCGTCCCCCCTCTGCAATGAGCGATAGTGCGGTCGATTTTGTGTTCCAATGCAACTCCATGAGTCGTCGATGCTCCCAGGGCAGTGGTGAAAAAACTGTCTTGCACCGGTTCGTTCCATGAAATCCCCCAAGGGCGAGTGGCATCGGTGCCCATTAACGCGGTATGAGCCGTACCGACCACGATACTTTTGATGGTTCCCGCCATTCCCATCGACTTCACGAATTCGGCATGGAACTTTGGCTTGATGTCAAAGTAACTGCGCTGCGGAACTCGTGCCATCATTCGGACATCTTCGGTAAGATTGTTTCCGGTGCAGTAGTACAGTACCTTGTCTGAAAGCGATGCGTAGTCTTCCGCCGCATAAGGCGGTTTGAGCCAGATTTTTTCCGGGTTCACCGTTTCGTTCAACGCATAGATTCCGAACATCGGACTTCCCAAAACACCGACCTGCTGCGACACCGTGATCCCGCCGCCGAAACCGAGTGCCGTTTGCGCCGTGGTGGTGAATTTGGTCAGCCCGTTATAGAGCAGTGCTTTGAGGGCAACCGGTGAGAGCGAATTGTCCGCCTCGACACATTGCTTGACGTTGCCTTGCTTATCTTCGACTTGAATCGTCACATGCCCTTTGATGCTGATGCCGTCCATATTATTGTTCCTTCCGCTCATTAAAAAATGTGCTGTATCTTTGATTGAAAATGACGTTGATTCCTGATACTTGCTGCCAAAATCGCTATGAACGCTGTCCGTGAGAGACAATCGATCCGATGGATTGGGGATTTTTAACTGCGCTCCATCACCGGTCGGAGTCTCCCAAATCGTTTGCTCACTGCCGTGAACAACGATGCATTCAACCTGTTGTCCCTGAATGGTTTCTGTCATTGCTTCAAATAAACCTTGAATGCTCCGTTGGGTAAGTTCTCTGGTTCCGTGCCTCTGTATCCGATCCAAATAGTTAAAGTGTTCGATGTCCCTTCTGCTGTGATGATGTTCACTGCCTGCGTTCCGGGCGGGACGTTTTCTGTCCCAAATGCTTTTCTGATTGAAAGCAACATTTGTCCCAGTCCGTTTTTGTCTAAAAATTTGTTTTCCATCTCTGCTGTCGTCCGCCCGTCCAGCTCGGACTATACTGCCGGAAATCCTGCTGCAACGAGGACACTGTTAATATCTGCTGTGGACAGCGGCTCGTCCGACTTGGCGGCAATCATCTCTTTCAATACCCGTCCCTGATTTGCCGCAAGGCTTTCGTTACCGGCAGTGGAGTTCAAATGATCCACTATCGACACCCCTGCCGGAATGGTCGGTTTGTTTTTGATGAAGGCGGGAGAGGCACTGTCCGTTTCGTTCCAGTCCGGTTGTTGCTGTTTTGCGGGATAGCAGAAACTATTCTCACAATCAATGTCGTATGTAATGGTTGTACCCTCAGCCGTTCGATCCCATTTCCGGTCAATGCGAACGAGTCCGCCAATTTTTGCAACGGCAATGTTCCCTTCGTAGCACAACGTCACCGTGCCGGTGTTACTGCCAACGACAAATTGCACCGTGACTGTTGTCGCCTGTACCGACGTAATCAAGCCATAAACGGGAGCCGTCAACAGGCTTTCAATCATCTGTCGATGACTTACCAACTTGGTCGGAATCACCACTGTATTGTCCGCAAGGTTGATGTCTGCAAAATCTGCTATCGTCGGATACCGGGAATCCCCTTCGCTTTTGGTGTAATACTCCGTCAAATCGGGAGTGAATAAAAACCAATCCCCAGAGTCAAAGTAATACTGTTTTTTGGGGCTTCGAACAGCGTATACGTCATAGTTATTGACCGTGCGGTTATTGATCGTATCCGTTGCGACTCCGTCCGTCACCCAGCCTTGCAAAACGGAAAGACTTGCCGCTTCCCATGTGCTGTCCGTTTTGAAGACGGATTGTGCCTCGTGCGCCATCCGTCTATCCACCGATTGCAGTACCTGATTGAGCCCGTTTACATCTAATTTATTGGTCATTGTTTTATGTGATTGCTGGAAAGCCTGTTTGAACTAAAATCTGATTGATGGTTTCTGGATCAATGGCATCATCGCCATGTTTGTTGTTTTCTGTGTTGCCTCCGCCATTTGTGTCCGTCAACACCTCGTCGATATGGTCTTTAATGATCGCAACCGCATACGCCAAGTTTTCAGGATAGACGATAGTGGTAGGGATCATCGGTTCAAAATTCTGTGGACAAGGTCTTCGACTTCGCTGTCGGTCATCGGTACAAAATTGGTTTTTTCTGTCGGCGGACACATTGGCTTTTGGGAGACAGAGGGAGTTGCCTCCGCCCATATTCCCCCCAGCGGCATCGTGGCAACGACCGCTACGTCTTTTGCAAAATATCCCGCTTCGCCAATGGCGAGTTTTGCCTCTTCACAAATGAGCGGTGCCACAAATTCCTTCGAAAAGGTCGCCGACGCTCCGCCAATCGCCGCATTCGCGATGCCCTTGGTTAACGCATCAGGATATTGATCCGAGCGGCGCATCAGCCATAATGCCTGCTCACACACCGCCACCCGGATTCGGTTATCATTGCCAATATCAACGTCCGACTGAAACACAAACGCCGACTGGATCAATACCGAAGCTCGATTCAAATACCGCCAACGTTCCGTGCCATTGGCAACATCCCACTCGTCCGCCTTGGGACGGAAGTGAGCGAAATAATCGGTTGCCCATTCCAACGAAACGAGTGCTTGCATGGTTTTTGATTCCTATGTCTTAAACTTGGTTTTGGTTGTACCGCCTTCGGCGGAGACGGCAGACGGCAGACCGCAGACAGCAGCAGATTCCGGTGGAATCTCTTCGTCGCTTGCGTCCGCTGCAAACTGCTGTCTGCCGTCTGCCGTCTTTTCCGTCGTTTGCCGTTTGCGGACTTTCTTTTCCTCTGCTGCCGTCTGTCGTCTGCTGTCTGCCGTCTTATCTCTTGCAAAGCCGCATGCTTCTACATGCTTGGCATACAAGTCAGGATCACGGAAAAACGCATAACATTTCGGACAAAATTTTGCAAAATCGCTCATTGGTTTACCTCATCGTTGTTAATGGTCTCTGTTAATGGTTCATAAAATGCAGTCGGCAGCAGATTCCAATAGAATTTCTTCTCCGCTTGCGTCTGCTGCAAACTGCCGTCGCCACCGAAGGTGGGCTACCTACCCAAGGGGTAGGGACTCAATTGCCGCCGTCAGATTGACCGCCGAAGCATTGAAGTTCGTCGTCATCTGCAAGCGGTGAATGCGTTTGGTATTACTCGGCACAGGAATCGTGGCAAAAATCTGTCCTGCCGGTATCGTGGACTCTCCCGATACCGCAATCAGCGTGGAAAGAGTTTTCCAGTCATTGCCGTCTTTGTACTGCAACAAGATCGCCAGAGCGTTCGAACCGGTCAGCGACAGGTTTTTGTCAATCGTTCCGATTAAGAGCAGTTTGCCGAGCGTGTTATTGAGGGTATGCTCCTCACTGAGAATCGTAGTGTTGTTCGGAAGTGCCGCATTGCGGAAGAGATAATCTCCTGCAAAATGGGCGGCTTGACCGACAACACCGCCAAGCGTATCAATGGACATAAGTACATCTCCTTATAATAAATGATGAATGGTTGGTAAAAAATGTTGACAAGTACCGGTGATCGCCGTCGGTGCAAACCGTAAGTGAAAACTTAATCCTCAAGTTCCTCGATGGGCGGCACGTCGACGAAACCGACTTTCTTGGGAATGTTGCTCGAAGTCACGATGGGAACACCGAGGACAGAGACTTCGCCTGCACCGGTAACGGCAACAAGTCCGTTTCCTTTTTGCGTTTCCGCAAATGTCGCTGCAATAGCGGTTTTCAGTGCCAGCGAGCAGTAAATCCGTGTGCTGCCGCCCGCTTGAACGGCATTCACCAGTGCGGCTAACTGTTTTGCCGTCGGCGTTCCCTTAATGTTGACAAGCGATGCAATTTTCTGCTTGTTTGCCAGCAGCATGCCGAGAAAAATCTTGCAAGTGGCGGCATAACCGACCACGCCATTGGGCAAGGTATGCCGTGCCTTGTTGTTCGTCCACTCGGTTTCAAACAGTTTTCCGAATCGGTCGCCTTTTCCGTAAGGCAACGGTGAATGGAGTCCGGTCATCTCCCCCGGCTCCCACGTAATGGCAACCATCGTGCCATACGTCTTGTCCGCCTCCGCCGTAGCGTTGGCAGACCACGCCGTCTCGTTTTTGATCGTCGTCGGCAGGAAGTTGTTGAGATAGATGCTATGTTCCAACGCCATCCCTGTCTTTCGCAACACGGGCGGAATCTGTGCCGCCAGAAACGATTCGGGAGTCTTGTGAGTGAGCCGCATGCGGTCTTCCCCAAATTCGAACTTGCCACCAAACGGAGTCAAGTGAACCGATTCGAGTTGCGAATCGGTTTGCATCGACGGCAATACACCATCAAAATCAACCACTTGCATGCTCGTTGCGTCCAAGAGACGACCATGAACATGGTGGCAATCATGGGATGCCTGTTCGAAGGGCAATCCTTTGAGAATCGGTGCTTCAGCCGTGAAATTGTCAATCAACGGCAACTGTCCCGGTGCAGACATCGGATTCTTTCGGGCAATCTCGGTTGCAACGGCGTAAAATGAATTCTTGAAATCGGACATGAATTTTCTCCTTTGTAAAATGTGTGAGGTAAAGTATCACGAGTGATGCTTTACCGATTTTTCTGACTCCTGACTTCGGTATTCTGTCTCCTTCTAGCCGAACAGAGCCGCTATCGCCGCCAGTTCGTCTGAAACCATCCCGTCGCCGCTGGTGGCACGGATTGGATCGTTTCCTGTGCCGCCTTGGGATTGGGGCATCCAGTGAGTTCGGTCTTTCTGCTTCGCCGCAATGTAACTGTCAACGGTTTGCGGGTCATCTCCCTTCGTGAAAATGTTTCCCACATCGTCGATAGCAAATTCATCAACAACGACCTTCTCGAAAAAGATGGGATCGTCGATAATGTTCTGCGGAACTTTGCGTGCGACCGCCGCTTTTTTCACTGCCTCCAAAATGCGGGAACGGTTGCTCGCCGCTTTGTAACTCTCAACCTTTTGTTCCAGATCAGGAATCAAGGCTTTTAAATCCCGGTTCTCTGTTTCGAGAGAACTGTTCTTGGTCGCCAACTCGGACTTTTCTTGAATCAATTTTTGGACGGCATCCTTGTCGCCGCTTTTATGAACCTCTTTGAGTCCCGCAAGTTCGCTCTTGATCGACTGCAACTGATTCGTGAGTTCCGTGTTCTGTGTGGTCAACTCCTCGTTCTTGCTTTTCAAGGATTTTTTCTCGTTCGTTGCCGAGCCATGATCCTTTTTGAGTTTTTCCAATGCCTTGGCATCTTCACTCCAGTCTTTGAGAAGGACTTCGCCACTTTCGAGAATTTCGAGATTCTCTTTGTTGCTGACATAGTCCATCAACTCTTCAAATGTCTTGAATGTCTTCATTGCACAATTTTTTTGTTGCGTGGTTTTGGAATCATCGTTGCACCGTGCAAAGGGCTTTCACCCACCGATTCTTTCCGTCTAGGTGCGGGACAATTTACATCGAAGAAAAAGGGTGCCAATGGGTCAATACGAAAATAGTCGGGACATCGGGGACATCGAGGACATCGGGGACACAAAATGACTCGTGAAAGAAAAATAATTCCCTTTTCGATGCTCCCTTGTATCGAAAACCAGACCCGTTACAATGGGCGCAACACTCTTGATGACAAAAAACATTGCGTACTCCCGAAAGCGTTTATCCCCATTTCGACAATGCCCGTTATCCGTTCCATGACGGAATACTGGGCATGCGTCATGCAGCAGTGAACACGCCCGATCCGGCAACCAAAAAAACGACCGGTAAAGGCGAACCCGAAACGAACGCTGTCGAATTGCAACCAAAATTGATTTTAGCGTCCGATGTCAAGAAGCAAGCGGTACGATGGTTGTGGGAGAACAAAATCTTGCGAGGTGCGCTTTCGCTCATTACCGGTTTAGGCGGAGTCACCAAGACATACTGGACTGTTTATCTCGCATCGTGCATCACCAACGGCAAGGATTGGGCAGACGGAACTCCTTGTGAACTCGGCTCGGTACTGTTCTTCTACGGCGAGGAAGGGATTGCCGATGTGTATATGGAACGCTTTGAGGCGAACGGAGTTGATCGGTCGAAAGTGGTTTTCTGGGACGGGATGGTCGACGAGAATAATGAACATTCCGAAACAGATGTATCGCTAAAAATGGTCGCCGAAATTGAAACGGCGATCAAAGCCACCGCCGAAAAAACCGGTGTTTCTGTTCAAATGGTCGTCGTTGATCCTATCAGCAATTATTGGGGCGGCATCAACGAAAACTCCAATGCCGATGTTCGGTCTGTCTTGAGGCGGCTACAACGTCTCGCTGACAAAACCGGAGTAGCATTCGTATTGATACAGCATACCGGCAAGAGCAGCAAGTCGCATGCCCAGCAAAAAGTCTTGGGATCAACCGGAATCGTTGCCGCATGTCGTGCCGTTTGGGGCGTGTTCGTCGACCCCGATGATAAGGATGTGCGATTGTTTGCTCCGGTAAAAGTGAATTTCGGATACCAGCACACCGCCGTCTCCTACCGAATCTCTTCCAGCGGTCGGCTCGAAATCATCGACGGAAGTATTCCCGATTTGACGGCAGACGACATTGAATCTGCCCAACAAGCGGCAAGGCGAGTGGCACGGAACCAGCGACCAAGCAAACGCGACGAATGCGCCATGTGGCTATGGGCAGCCCTGGCGGATGGCGAAAAGCCAGCGAAAAGAATTTACGAATTGGGAAAAGAACATGGATATTCCGAGCCGACCATCGACCGGGCAAAGACCGAATTAGAAATCGAATCGAAACGGATCGGATTCGGCAAAGAGGGGTACGTGGTCTGGAATTTGCCTTGCACCGTGGAGTGCTGAAACGATGATCGCACGAGACACTGGAAAAACAAGTGTTTGCCCCACAGAGCATCAACACAGGATTCCCGCAAACCTTATAAAACAAGTGATTTCACCCATAGAGCATCAACTCAACCTGAAAAAACTCCATAGAGCATCAACTCAAAATTTTCGCAAACCCTATAAAACAAGGCATATCACCCATAGAGCATCAACTTTCCGCACATATACGCAAGTTGATGCTCTATGGGAGAAAATGGGCGGTTTTTCCGCCGAAAATTGGGGCATCGGACGAACAATTTTCAATTCCTCAATCGACCGCTTGAAACCTTGGTCTGGATAAACCATCTGGTCAAGGGACAATGTGCCCGATTGGTGCAATGTCAGGAGTAATTCGGCGATGAATTCCTTACGATTCGGGATGCTTTTTCACAAGCGAATGTCGATGTTTTCCAAATGACCTTCTACCAAAATCAGAATTTTTCGATAGAATTTGGGGAGTGGGGTAGCCGATGACTACCAAGACTGCTCCCATGTGTGATTTATAGGCAGGTAAGGAAATGGACGAGAAGGAAAAAAATCAAATAGAGGCTTGGAAAGTTTTAATTGACCTTTGGAAATCTGAGAACGCCGTTAAAACAAGTAAACTAATGATGTTCTTTGCTGTTCAGTCACTTTTCGTGGTTGCTTTTGGCATGAATACTGGTTTTGATTGGGTGGTGCCATTATTAGCATTATTGTTTTCTTTCCTTTGGTTTTTTTGTATTGGTAGAACGGTGGCATGTCAAAAGCACTGGAAAAAGAAAGCAGATGACTTACTCCGTGGCTTTTCGGATGCATCACGAGGAATATATGATATTTTCCCAACACATGAGGACGAATTTTCTTTTCCCTTGTATGGCAAAATGCCAGCGACCTATATTTTGTTACTGCCGCCCATACTAACTTTTGTAATATGGTTAATTATTCTGGTAGTTGTTTTGGCTCTTATGGCGTTCCAGACTGGCTGATTGCCTGATACGTAAAGGTGATGCCAAAGTCGAGTCACACAGATAGCTTTCTACAGGAGATTTAAATATGGATCATATGATATTAAAGTCTGATAAGGAGTTTTTAATCCTTGACAAAAGATTTACTTTACCTGATACAGTTGTTCATAAGAATAGTACCTATCACCATTTTAGAGACGGATTGTATTGCTCTCCATCGATAACCGATAAAGGCATGTCAAATTTATTCGAATGCTTGGTTCGCGAATTTGATTATGAGAAAAACTATGTAACGAAAGAATATAATTATTTGGTTTATCACAGATTGTTGGAATCTTCTTCGAAGTTCCTGCCTAATAGAGATAATCTTTCCATTTTAGATTTTGGATGTGGAACAGGTCTAGGTTACGAAGTAATCAAAAATTATTTTCCTAATTCTAAAATAATGGGATTTGATTTGTCTAATTTAATGGTAAGTGTTTCCGAACAAATGGGTTATATTGCTGTTCATGAGGAACGAAACAAAATGACTTTATCTTCGGATAGCGTCGAACTTGTTATAGGTATATTTGTTTTAGGACTCATGCCGTCTAATGCTTGGATAGACGAAATTTACAGAGTAATGAAGTCTGCTGCTATTGCAACATTTAACATTTACTTGCCCGAAACTGACTGGAAAGCAAAATACAATGGATGGTTTCTACATGAAGGTTTTGAAATCTTATACAATGGTATTGACAATTTTTCAATTCCCGGAATTACTTATGATATGCCTGTTTACATTGTAAGAAAATGACTATTATCGAACGGTCTTTCTCAACTCTTCAATCGTCCGCTTGAATCCGCTGTCGGGACGAACCATCTGGTCGAGAGTCAATTTGCCCGATTGATACAGTTCAAACCTTTTCGCCCCCAACCATTCACGCCGAAAAGACTCCGGCTGCGACTTCAAATAGTCTGCAAATGTCATACCGCCTTTCACTTGTTTGTACGGAGGCTTTCCAGTTTGACGCTGAAAATCTTCCATCGCTGCGTAACGTAACTTCCGACGATACTCGTGAGACAATTCGTTGTAATTTTTCTTGGCATTGAGATTCGCATCGTACTTTTTCTTTGCCAGCAGATCAAAATTCTCCGCTTCGGCAGGACGTGTTCCTGCATCGCCGATGTCGATGTACGGAATGAGAACGCACCGGCAATTCGGATGCGCAGGTGGTACTTTGACTTCATACAATTTCTCCTTCGTCCAGATTCTGCCGTCATACGCTCCGCACACCAGACACGTCCGGTGGTCAAGCGTTGCGAGCCACTGTACCCCGTCAATCACATCGGCATTTGCCCGGTACATTTCCAGCCGACTCTGATTGGCGGTAGCATTGATCACCGTCCTTGCCAATATCTCCGCTGACTGACGGTTCGTTTTCAGAACACCCGGCTTGAATCCATCAATTCCACGAATCGTTTGCATTATAGAGTGGATCGTCATGCCCTCCACGATTCCTTTCTGAACGCTCCGAAAAATGCGAGACGAAATGTTGTACTCCAAATCGCCGAACCACTGCTGAATCGTCTTGCCGTCCACAAACGGTTTATAATCGAGCATGTTTTTGATTTCCGTATCGGTTAGTTCGCTCTTGAAAGACTTACGGCGGATATTCCGCTCATTGATCAGTGCGTTCGTTGTGTGTTGTCCGGCAATCTGCGCTAGTTCTGCCGCCGTCCCTTGCAAAATGTTAACAGCGTTTTGGATACCGCGATGCTCGATGTCTTCGATTTGCTGACGGACAGATCCCAACCTCTCGAAAATTGCTTTCGGCGATTGCTTGTTGCCCAAAATCCATTCCCGAACGATATGCAGTTCTGTCTGGAGCATTGCCAACAACGCCTCATCTTGCCCACCGATGGATTCGGAAAGCAATTCGGCTACAGCATTGGCAACACCCTGTACTTGAGAGTGAAATTCCCAAACGTGTTTTCGGTCAACTGGTTGCTTGGGCATCAGATCACTCTTCTTCTTTTTGTAATTCGTTGGTCTCCCAATCGGTCAAGGTACTGGGATACAGTTTTTCGACGATACCGTACATATTTCGTTTCGATAGGAACGGTTGCCCAGTACTCATGTTTGCCCCCATCAGCGACACGAACTCTTGAATCGTTCCCTGACTCGCCATATAAGAGGTATCGACTTCGTATGAAATGTTCTCACCGGCTTCCTTCCACGACATTCCTGACCATTTCGCAGCGAAACAAAGTTGCTCTTCAATGGCATGCGCTCCTACCCGGTCAATCGCCCCAATCGTCGCCGTCCCCGCCGCTGTCCGAAGCGTTATTGCCGTCCCAGACGTGTTCGCTCCGACCGATTCGAGCATCCCAAAAATCGTCCGGCGCATCGCACGTTCCCGAATGGATTCCGCACTGCGTCCCATTTCCGCAAGACCGCCTGCGTTGGTTTCGAGCATCTTTACGTCTGCTTTCAGATTCTCGACCGCTCCTGTAATCGTCATCACTCCGCCAAGCGTGGCGTTCTCTGGGATTTTGGCATTCAAGGCAACCAGCGTGGGACTTGCATGATTCGCCATCGCTTGTTTATGCAAGGAGTCGGCATTGTAGGCATTGATCGTCGAATGCGCCATGTCCAAAAACGGCGGCTCCTGCCATTTGTCGATGCCGAGCCGATCAACGTTACAAACAGTGAACGGAATAAAATTGAGCATCGTTTCATTGAACTTGGGATAGCGAACCTTGACGTTCGGATTGCCCAACTTTTCCGGTTCTCCGAGGTCAAAGGCTTGCCAAAGCCCATCGACATCGTCGCCGTCCAATTCTGCACTGTAATACCGGTCTTGCTTGTCCACTCCAAGAATACGAAACCGAAATCCACGATCCCATTCCTTGGTCTTGGAATTAAAAACCGGCTTCGATTCGTCCAATTTGACCCATTGGAGTCGTCTTTTGCCATCAAGGGGGGAAATATAGGTGTCCCCGTCAAGGATTTGGTAGCAGTTGTATTCTTTGATGATAAACTGCGGATACAATCCCTTCGAGTCGGTCAGAACATCAAGCCAAAGACCATATCTGCCGAAGAGTGTTTGGGCATGATTGAGCCGAGCCTTCAAACCGACAAGCCGGTCATCGTCTTCATTTCCCCAAACATCAAGGTCGCGTACCACCTGATCGGTGTTTCCGAACTCCACCTTTGCCGGTATTTTGCCCATGACACCGACCATCGACATAATCGCTGCCTTGAAGATATTGTCATAGTCCGCCGCCCAGCAACGCAAAGTATATTGCGGATGCTTGGCATGATTCCGTGCCTCTGATGGGAACTTGGGCAGATATTTTTCAATTTTGGAATCACTCTTGATCTCAATGACCCCTTTATAACAATCGTCCACATAGTCCCACTGGACTTTCATTTTTTGATACTTGCTCTCCATCGGCATTCTTCCTCAAACAAAACTAAAATCACTGCATACAATTTCGGGAAGTTCGTTATTCAACGTGTATTTGAACGCCCCAGCACTGGCATCCACCTGATCGTCGTGAGTACCGAACGGAAAATACTGCAACTCTTCCAAAAAGTCCTTATTCCATGAAGCGGCTTGGCAAAACACATTTCCCGCATTGACTTGGGTCGAAAACGGGTCGGCTCGCTGTTCCTTTGTACCGGTAATTGGCATCGATTTCACGGCAAAACCAGCAAGATTGCGAATGGTCATATTTCGGGAATCGACTCCGCCCGATCCACGCTCCCGTTCCAATCCGACTAAAACGTGTTCACCGTCCTGCTCCGCCGTCCGCCGCATGATGGCTTCCCGCTCCGATGAATTCCAGCGACCACGTACCACGTCCAGTACCCAGAAATAGGAATCATGCGTCCGTCCCATCAATACGCCCGCCGTGTAATCCCCCTTGCCGACCGAAGCGGCTTTATCCCAGAACCGGCATAACTGCACGAAAGACTCTGGCGGCGGTGCATTCATGCACCGGATTTGACACACATCAAAAAAACCTAACCCACGCGGAATCGGGGATTGATCGTACTGGCAGGCATAAGCATATTCTCCAAGCCGCTTTCGCTGATCCCCCAGAAAAGCAAAATTGAAACGCACAGGGTCAAGCAAGTTTCCACGATAGTATTTACGCAATCCTACTGGTTTGACCACGTTCTGGGAGTACAAATCTGCCGGTAAACAGATATGCTTGAACGTGCCGTCATCTCCAAACTTGTTAAGCCAATGACCGGTAGGATCGTTTTGATGGAGACGTTGCATAATCAAGACAGTCGGAGTCAGCACCTTGTCCGTAATAATCCGCCGAGTTGATATCGTGGAATCCATCCATTCATTGACCGCCGCGAGTCCTTTGTCGGACATTGACATTGCCGGGTTAATCGGATCGTCAATGATAATGAAATGGGCATGCTGCCCTGTAACATTACTCATGACACCGAACGACTGCCGTTCCCCTCCTGCGGTATTCCAAAGCCGTGTCTTTGACCGGCGTTCCAACTGCACATAAGGAAAACTCTTACGATACAATTCCGAATTGAGAACCGTTCTCGTTTTAATGGAAAACCGCTCGGCAAGTTCGCTATTGATCGACGCACAAATAATCCTTGCCGAGGGCATCCGAGTCCAAATCCAAGCACTGAATGCCACCGAGCAGATGGTCGATTTTGTTGAACCCGGTGGAACGTTGATGATCAAATCGTGCATGCGTATTTCGTTCCGAAGAACACGCTCCGCAATGCTCTGTAACTGATCGCAAAGGTATTTCACATGCCAGTTGAAAGATTCCGGTCGGCTACTGCCTGTTGCGGATTCCCAAAATGTCAGCAGAAATTTGTAAAACGAGTTCTGCGTTTGTTCTCGAACCAAGAGTGGAAACACTTTTGGTATCTGATGCCGTAACTTGAAATCAATGTCTTGCAGTTTGTTACTCATCGTCGCTCACCTCGACTTCCTTTTCAGCGGTTCCAATGAGAGCGTTGTACATCTGTTCCTTTTGGGAAGCCGAAACATTCTGCATCAATTTCTCGGCGGACTCTTCCTGCTCTTCTGGCAATTTTTTAATGACGGGCTGTTGTCCCAAGATGACTGATCCAAGATGGGTCAAAAGTGCTGGATTGCCTTTTGCCTCGCCAAGTGCCGTCGCAATCTGACGTTGCAAAAGGTTAAACCGAGTCAATGCCTGCCCTCGTCGGTAACATTGGAAAAACTTCGACTTCTCTCGTTTCATGAACCGCTGAACCCGCTCCACCGAAATGTTCAGAATCGCAGCCATATCCTCTACGGATAGACCGGTTTTGCCAAACAGTTCGATCCGCTTATAGTCGAGTTTCTTTTTCGTACCGACTTCGTCAGGTTGCTCGGATTCGTGTGTGTGTTCCATAGGTATTTATGAGACGACAGATTGCAGACGGTAGCGGAATTGAATTTGCTTACCGCTTGCGTCTGCTATCTGCCGTCTGCCGTCTCCGCCAAAGGCGGTCTGCCGTCTTTAACGATTCGCCTTTCTCGCCTTGGACAATGCCCGTTTCGATTCGTTGTACTTCCCTTTAGCGGTCTTTCGTTTCGTCATGTCGGACATCTTGAAGTCCTTGGCATTGGAAATCCCCCTTGTCGAGAGAGCACCACTCGAAATCGCTTTACCGATCTGTCCCATGTGCCATGAGTCCGCTCCGAGTTTGCCCCCCCGCATCCACATGCCGTTCCCTTTGTCCGTGTTGTAAGACGCAACGCCTCCTTTGGCGACCATTCCTCGCACAAGGGAAGGAAGCGTATTTTGCACGTATTTGCGTAAATTGTTTCCACCTGCCATGATAAAACCCTTTCAATCTGGGAGTTCGATGATGCTCCCTTCACGGTCTCGCATCAATCGTCCTCGTTCGTTAATAACCAAAGAACGTGGAACCAATACCACGTTCCCACCGTCATCTTTTTCAAGACTCTTGTATCCTCGATGATTCAGTAATGAACAGTTAAACCGTTTGTCATTCCAAATCTGTTTCAGCAAATCTTTGTAACTCGTGAGAGGCGGATGCTCCATGTAAATTTGCCTCTGCTGAATGTAGGTGTATCGTTCCATCCACGAGAGCGGGAATTCTCTTTCAAACAATGCCTCGTTCCCTTCGCTCATCCATTCGTAAAACGATTCCCAAGTGAACCCCGAAAAGCCCTCCGAAAGCCCATGTTCGATACACGTCAGATAACTCTCGACCGGACGGAAGCCGCCGCCGAGAACCTCAATCAGATTCAGATAGACAAGGCTCCGCTTCATTGACCAAGGCAAGTAAAAATCTGCATCCCTGACTTCCATCACGTTCAGAACGTAATTTTCGGTGTCCCAATCGACTTCAACGGAATCCAGATACTCCATTGTTACGCCGGTCAATTCCAGAAGTTCCTTCGGATACGTCCGCTTCTTTTCCAAGTGCAAACTGTCGAAGTAGAAATTGCGTATCCCTGCCGAAATCGACACGTCAAGAATGTCTTCCAACGCTTTTTTCGGCATCCATTTTTCGACGAGCGGATTGAAAGCAAGGATCACCATGTAACCCGCCTCCGTCAAGTGAACCGCCCAGTCCAGACGTTCACTCGTTGGCGGAGCGTTCGGTTCTAACCTTTTCGACAACTCGTCATCGGCACACGTGACCGTAATGTACCATGCGACGTTCTGCTTCCCTTCCAAAATCGTAAGCGCATCATTCATCCCGTCGCCGGTCTTGGTCTGGAAGTAGATGCCGTTCGGGAATTGCCGGAGCAATTTCAGCACCGATGCCGTTTCCCGACGATTGGCTTCACAAAACGGATCGCTCCGATTGGAGAGCAAGACCGGCTGCCCTGTCTTAAAGAGTTCGGCGGCAAGATTCTCCCGCTTGTCCAAATTGCGAATCAAGTTTTGGAATCTCGTGTAATCCGATTCCCGGCACGAATAGCCCTTCGCAAAGCAATACTGACAGCCATTGCTGCAATCCACGCCGCTATATTCAAGCGGTACGGGGTGTCCACCAAAAAGTCCCACTAACGCTTCCATGATTATTTGCTCCCTATTGATAAAAACATTTCACACAACTCCATCACCACATCGACATCTTGTTTCTTACCCAAGAGCGATTGCACCCGATCAAACACGGCATCCTGTTCTTCGTTCAATGTAACTTCACGGGGATAAATCCTGCTTGGCATTTCGGCATCCATTTCACGGTCGTTCCGAAAGCCCAAGTCCATCGCCATAATGTCGCTGACTTCTTCCTCCGAAAAGCCGGTGAAATAATCGCCGTCCGAAAACAACGCATTGAACTCGCTACGTAGTTTCCACTTATCCCAATCGGTCTCCTGCGTTACCCGGTTATCAGCGATCCGGTACGCCCGTTCTTGCTGCGGCGTTAAATCCGTCTTGACAATGACCGGCACGGTTTCGAGGTTCAGTTCCTTCGCCGCTTCGTAACGAGTATGACCGCAGAGAATCACCCGCTCTGCATTGACGATAATCGGTTGGGTAAAACCGAATGCCTCAATCGACCGCTTGACCGCCGCAGTCCCTTTTTTATTCTTGCGGGGATTGTTGGCGTAAGGTTTGATCTCCGACAAGGGAAGTCTTTCGATGTTCATGCGGCGAAGTGTACCTCACGAAAAAAGGCAAGCAAGCCGCTCTTGCGGAAACAGTTGGGACATCGGGGACATCGAGGACATCGGGGACACAAAATTTTCACTTTGAAGAAAGTTTCTCCCCCAGGAAAGACTGGAAGAGAGTATCGACCTTGATTCGGTAGGCGTATTTGAGCCGTACCGCATTCAAAAGCCGCTCCTTAATGTACCGGCGAATGGTACGAGGGGAAACGTGAAGAAATTCCGCCGCTTCCTTGACGGTCAGGCGATTGGGTAATTTTGTTTCGGGCATAATTGGGTCTCCTTTCTGATGTGCCGATGGTAACTCTGAATACGTTTTTCGTCAAGGTGCCCTTCAAGAAAATTCAAGCAATCGAAGACAGTCAGTATTTGAATTGATCTGCGCTGTCAATACTCTCGGCTTACTGTTCAGAATAATCCATAAACATATCGTAGTGAGAACCAAATACCGACGACGATAAACAGCGTTCCTGTGATCGTTCGCGTCCACCAGTCGATTTTACTCATTACCGAAAATGCCTTGCCGAGCAGTTGAGCGTTCAGTGCAATAATCCCAGCAAAGATCAAAACCGGAACCGCAGTACCGATACCAAAAATAGTCGGAAACAAAACATTCGATTGAAACTGTGAAGACAACGCAATCGTCGCTAAAAATGTCGCTGCCGAAGTCGGACAAAATGCCAATGCAAAAATCGCTCCAAGTGGTAACGCACTCCACAAGCCAAGCGTATCCGCAATCTTCAGCATCTTTTCTCCCTGAATACCGCCGATATTGAAGGACAACCAACCAAGGAGCATCAGACCAATCACGATCAACACCGGACCAAGATAGCCGTGAACCTGCGTAGCCAGAAACCGGGTCATCGCTTCACCGCTCCACAGCATTGCCGACAGGATCAGCATTGCCAGCAGGACATAAACAAACGTCCGACCAAGCGTGTACAGCAGACCGGAAAGTAACACATAACGGGCATTACTCGCTTGTCTCGTGATGTACGAAATAGCCGCAACATTCGTCGCCAGTGGACACGGGCTAATCGAAGTTTGCAATCCCAAGAGCACCACACCGCAGAGAGCAAACCACCATTCCACTGTCATCATTATTTCTTCTCCACTTTGAGTTCGTCGGTGTACACTTTAATTTCCTTTTCGACGTAATCAATAAACTTTTCTTTATCCGCAGCAAGCGACCAGATTTTGTCTGCCATCTTTGCCTTGACCAGTTTGCCGTCCTTGACTTGTATGATGGCAAGTGATGGCGATTTGATATTTAGTTTCCTCACAAGGTCGGCGTTCTTTCTGTCCTCGAAGTCTTTATATCGCAGTACAATGTTCTTGCCCTTT